GTTATATTATATTTCTTAAAAAAATAATCATTATTTCTTAATTTACCTTGTTTTTTGAAATAATTAACATTTTCTTTGGATATTTTATTTGCAATATTAAGCTCTTTCCTACCCTTACCAATGTTATAATTTTTCATCTCAATCAATATACTTTGATATAAATCTGGTCTTTGTTCAAATTTCTTCTTCAAATTTAAATTTTTATTAAGTGGAATAGACTTTTGTATTTGTTTAATAATTTGATTATGTAATTTTTCAAGAGTTTTTTCATTTTGATTTTTGAATCTATTTTGTAATCCAGTTATTTGTCTCGATAAATTTTTATTAGATAAACTTAATATTCCATATTCAGGATTTACTTCTTTTAATTTTATAGTAAACAATTGAAATTCATCTAGTATTTCATAAAACTGTTTTTTTGTTTTAGATGAAGCCAAATCACTAAGATATCTTTCTTTTATGTTATTAATAGCCTTTTTAATATTATCTCTTATTTTTGTGAAAGTTTCGTCTAACTTCTCAGATGTGTGTTTACCAGAAATTATAATGTTTTTTTGTTTATTTATAAAATTCCTTTTCATTCTTGAAAATAAAAGATTTCTATTCGATGACAACTTTTGGATGTTATATAAATTTCTTACAGTATTTAAATTTTGAGTTAATTGTTTTTGATTGGTTATTTTAAATTGTGACATATAATTTTTATTAAAATGAGATAGATTGTTTCTCAACGCTCCTCTATTTTTTGTGTAATATTCTGATAATCTTTTTTGTGCAACATTCCAAGCGGTGTTAATAGTCAATTGAATTTCGTTTTCTTTAGGATATGGAATTTTACCAGTTGCTAAATCATGAATTTTTTCATATTCCTTTTTTAAATTAATATTTGTAATATTATAACTATTACTCTGATTTGTATATTTAACTTTACCATTTTTATATATTTCAACATTAAGTAATTTATTAAGAACTGTTTTTGTTTGACTCTTAGCTCTTTTTCTAATATCTTTATATATAACATTAAATATCTTAAGATTTTTATATGGTTTTTTGTCTAAAGATACAATAGACGAATAAAATTGTATTAATTCATCTAAATTTGGTATATTAACCGTCTTACCTCTAAGTGTTCCTATGTGTGACGCTGGTTTTTTAGGTTTATTAGGAGTAGCACCAGATCTTGGAGTTGGACTAGGATTTTTGTGTTGGGCTCTACCTGCTTCTACTAATATAGTATGTATATCTATTGGTAAAAAATTTTTATCAAAAATTTTTTCCAATGCTTCTCTATATTTATTCAATGTTGTAGTAGGAAGGGTTGCAAATTCTAAGTCTCCATCTACTATATCTAAGTACTTTTCATCTGAATATTTAGATTTGTTGTTGCTGTTTGTCGTAGACATTACTACTATATAAAAAGATAATTTGTATATCCTGTAGATGAGTGAACTCACAAAAAATATTAGAGAACATTTTGATGGAACAACAAAAGTTCAATATCTTTTTCGCACTGTAAAAAAAATTTTGGGAATTCCTGTGAGTGCATACATTACAAAAGACCTTTACCTTTGTGTGTGTTCTAGTGCAAGAAGAGATATAACACTTTTAACAAAGAAACTTGAAGACAATGATAAATTGTCTGAACAAATATATGAGACCCTCAAGGATATTAAATATAACAAGAAATACGATACATTTTATGACACATCTAAGGACGAGATGGAAACTGCCGTCTTTAGAGATGAGTTTTTAGATTTAGAAACTTGTGCTGTTTGTCGTGAAGATACATCTTCAAGAACTGCTTGTGAACACTCACTTTGTGTCCTGTGTGAAAACATGTTGAAATCTAGCACATGCCCTATTTGCCGTGAGCCTCTGTTTGACGAGGTGGTATAAAAGCAGTGCCATTCAATACCGCATCACTGTATTTCATTGCAATACTAAAATGAGCGTATGCCCAATCCATGAAATTATCCAATTTTTCATTGAATGGGTTTCCGTTGACCAACTTTTCCAAATCTAATTTCTTTTGACCAGGTTTAACATTTTTAATTTCATTTCCGACCATCTTCAACCATGTAACATGTTCTTCATTTGAAGGATCAAAAGCTTTTGTAAAGTGTTTGGTTGTAGAGTCCATACTGTTTTTTAGGGGACATTTAATTCTCTTTATTTAGACGCGATTTAATATGATTAGCACTTGGATCAGATATATCAATCCATTTGGGTCTCCATATTTCACTTATCAAGTGTTCGTTTTGTCTTCCAAACTTTTCCCAAAACAAAAACCTGTAAAGGGCTTCTTCTTTTGTTGTTGGTTTATTGTGTTCTGCAGTTTTTTGCATCATTTTAAAATGCATATCACTGATTGTTTCATCACAAAACTTTTTGAGTTCTTCAACCCAACTTTTACCAACTGCATCACTCATACCATCTTTTTGTCTCCACAAAATATCATCTGGTAAATATTCTTGGAATATCTCCCTAAGAACTCTTTTTTCAATAACTGGTTCTCCCTCTTTGGGTAATTTTAGTCTTTGTTCTATAGTCATGGCACATTCCACAAAATATTTATCTAGAAATGGAACAACTAAATCCAAGCCATGTGCACCTGCACATCTATCTGCTCTCAAACCATCAAATTGGTGAATAAGTTTGAGCCGTCTAAGGTTTTCCATGGAGAATTCAATCTCTGAAGGAGCATAGTGGAAATACAAATAACCACCTAAAACTTCATCGCTTCCTTCCCCTGAAAAAATATATCTACAAGGAGTGTTTTCTTTGATGTATTTACACAAAAGATACATTGGAATACTTGCTCTAACAGTTGTAGTATCATATGATTCTAGAGAATTAATGACATCCTGTAAAGCAGCAATACCTTCTTCTGCAGTAAATATAATTTCAGTGTGATCTGAATCCAAATAGTCAGCAACTTTTTTGGCTGCCACTAAATCTGGACTATCTTTGACACCAATTGAAAAAGTTTTAATTTTTCCTAATTGTTTTTGAGCGATAGAAGCAATAAGACTGCTGTCTAAACCACCTGACAATAAAAACCCAATGGGTCTATCTGTTGTTTTAATTCTTAATTTAACTGCATCTTCCAATGTATTTTTGAGCCATTCCTTTTCAATGTATGTTCTTGTATCTAGGGAACGAGACCAATACATGTTGTGATGACAAACAAAATCACCAATAAGTGAATCATAAAAATAACCTGGTGGGAAAATATTAATTTTTTTATTCAAAAACAAAAGAGCCTTTGCTTCGCTTGCAAAAGCATATGATTCTTTATCATATTTAACATAGAACATTGGTCTAACACCGAGGGGATCCCTGGCAACAATAATTCTATTTCCATCTGAATATACAAATGCATAGTCTCCGTTAATGTTTGTCAGTGTTGATTTAATACCCATGCGTTCAATCATGTCTGGAACAACAATACAATCACTTGTGGATTTTTCTTTTCCTTGTCTGAACTGTTTGTGATTATATATTTCACCATTGCAAGCAAATATATATTGTTCAGATTTAAAAGGTTGCATTCCATCTGGTGTTAAATCATTGATTGCGAGACGATAATAATCTATTTGACATTTTCCTAAACTATCTCTTTTATAATCATCGGGACCTCTATGTTCTAGTAAGCCAACTGGGACATCAATAGGATTACCAAACGTGCATACAATGCCACACATTTAATTATTACAAATTTATTCTTCTTTAAAATTTTACTCATCTTCAATAAAGTCATTCAATAAACTTAAACGATTTCTATACAATTCAATATTTTCTTCAACGACAATTTCCTGACCTCTTAATGATACATTTACAGTGTTGTTTGTAGTTGGTAATAAATGAAATTCATGACAATAAAAAAACTGTGCTCCTGAACCAGTTGCAAAATTTGAAAATTCTTCTTGGGTCATATTTTCAATAATAAACCATTTCTCCAACTCTTCTAATTTTCTTTTTCTTGGGGGTGATTTTGATTTTATAGTTGCAATTTGTTGTGTAAAATCTACCGAAGGCCACGAACCATATTCACTTCTATGTTCGCACATTTGTCTTATACATCTACGAGCAACAACTTCTTCTGGAAAACAAACAAATCTAGGGGTTCCCTTGGGATCAACAATTGAAGCATATCTTTTTGTAGGTGTAAATTTTATCAATGAATATTGATAATTCAAAGACATCCTCGTTAATCTATAATATAAAATAATGTTTATATATCACAAATGGAGTATCTTGCAAAAACACCAGGTCAAGCAGCTTATATAAAGGCACTACAGTCTCAGAAGCCAGTCGTTGTAACCACTGGTCCAGCTGGTTGTGGTAAGACAAGATTGGCCTGTGAGATGGCTATTGATTTATTGGAACAAAAAAAGTGTCAAAGAATTATATTGACACGCCCAATTGTAGCTGCCGATGAAGATATGGGTTACTTGCCTGGTGATATTGACAAAAAAATGGAACCTTGGGTCAGACCAATGTATGATGTTTTTGAAAAAAGTTTTTCACTGACAAAGATGGAAAGATACATTGAAATTGCTCCCTTGGGCTACATGAGAGGTAGAACATTTAATGACACATTCATTATTGCCGATGAGATGCAAAACAGCACAATTAACCAAATTAAGATGGTTATGACCCGTTTGGGTGAAAACTCAAAAATGGTTATTTCTGGTGATTTGGAACAAAGCGATCTTACAGGTAAGCCCAATGGTTTGTGGGACTTAACTGAAAGAATGAAAACTTTCGAGGGCGAATTTCAATACATTGAAAGAATTAAAATGCGCGGTGAAGACATTGTCAGACACCCTGCAGTTGAAGAAATTCTCAAGATTTATAAAGCTTGAGTTTGGTATTCTCTTACAAATTCTGTATTTTCATCCTCACCAAATATTTTTGCAGCATTGGGAGCAGTATATATAACTTCTCCAACAAATCCTATTTCAACCTTTTCTATATCTTTTGCAAATGGTTCATATTTATTGTCACTACAATGAACGAATGCTCTGCAAACAATCAATGGATACAGAAAAGCAAGGAAGCGTTGATCCACAATATAATTATCTGTTTCGGGTGTTATGTTTGTTAAGTAATTAATGAAAACATGTTTCCCTTCAACAAATTCACATGGAGGTTTATTAATATCTTGTTGATTCAAATTATTTGGTAAATACTTTAATAATTTATTTCTAGAACCAAAAGTTCCCGCTAAAATAGGGCATGTATGACCAGGATGATCCCTAATGATATGACAATCTTTGTTTGATTTAAGCCATTCATCAACTAATATTTTTTCTCTTTCTGACAATCTTGAATCACAATCTCTAAATATAACTGTTGACCCATGGTCATCATCTATTCCAATGAATAAATCATTATATCTCCAAAGAGTATTAGCGGCTCTTTTTTCTGCTCCTCTATGTTTCACTAAATATACATTTGGTTGTTCTGCCAACCATTTTATTATTTCTTCGGGAACTGTTTCATTATAATGAATTCTAACAATCCACATTGGAAAATATTTTCTTGCAAGAATTACATTTTCAATCATTCCATAAGTATATACTTTATTATCTCCCCATAGAGAATATGAAATAAATTTTCTTGTTAATATATCAGACCAATTATATCTCAAACCATGTCTTTCAACAGTATCTTCGGCAACTGGTTGAAATATATAACCATCATTAAAAACATAATAAGGAATTTTACCCCCGTAAAGTGCTGAGGAATAACCATATGTAGAAGTTAAACCCTCTTCAACAAACTGGACTACATTTCTTTTGTTTATTCCACCATTTGTCATATAAACTCTTGGCATTTTAGACAACAAAAACCATTCAACAAAACTATTCAATTTAGCATCCAATGATTCGTCTTCAACTTCACAAAATTGTGAATGTTCATCTGCAGTAAAACCAATTTTAAAATCAAGACACACAGCTTTGGGAACTCTTGATTTTATATATTCTTTTGTGGAAACAGAGTCACTCAAAAAATAAACTGGGGCATCCAAACGAAGCGCTTCATGTATCATGGCATCTACAGCTTTTATGTCTGCAAAAGGAAAGTATCCAAACTGAGCTGAATCTTCACATGATAATCCTCTTCTACAATGGAAGCCTGCGACACAATCTTTTACTTGTTCATAATATTTGTCAATGTGTTCTTTCAAATATTCAGTTGGTCTTATCATTATATTCATGACTTCAGTTGTATTTAAATATTTTAGGTGGAGTATTTTCATATCTTCTGAGTTAATTGTTGCATTTCCAATTGGAACTTCATCTATGTCAACTGTTTGAATTGGTTGAATAAATTTGTCTCTCCCATAGAGGAAAACATCTTTATGAAATTTTGGATTTTCTGCAGAAATAAAATGAGAAAGCATTGAAAGAACTAGATTGCCAAATGCACAATCTGGTTTTGGTCTGAAAACATTAGAATAGTCTTCTCCCATTTTTTATATACTCACAATTTCTTACATCATTTTTAGCACACACTGCACACCTAGTATTTGGGTTTTTTGCTCTTATAACTTCAAATGTTCTTTGATGAGGTGTATCTTTGTAACATTGAACACAACAAGTATGTTGACATCTATTCCATATAAAACCATCAATACCAGATTTTTCACAATTCATGCATGTAATACCTTCTCTCCTTCTTATATGACAAGATGCGTAAGCTGGATAACACTTTCTACAAAAATACTTAAATGACAATTCACCCCTTTCTAATTCTTTATCACATTCTATACAATTTTTGTTTTCTGGTTCTTCAACTTTTTTTCTCAATCTATCTGATTTATTTTCTTGTTCAACTTTCATTTCTGTTGTAGATACTGAAAAAAAATAAAATAAATATAACACAAGTATGCTAAAAAGAGAGTTGGATGACTATGAAAGATATAGTATTCACAAAAGCATCGTAAAAGAATTATTTGGTGATACAGAAGAGTATATAAAAACAAAAATTTTTGATAGTCCCCATACGCCCTATGTTCTTTGTAGCAATACTTTCCCATATAAAACAAAATACATACACAAAGTATTTTTTATAAATCCCAAATACGAAAGATTTTACGATGACAATAGGGTGGAAAAACTTCTAGAAGGTTCTAAAAAGTTATGGATAAATGACCCCATGACTAAAAGTGTTCATACTATAAAGCATTATCAAGTGTATTTTTGACTTAAAGATTTTCTTTCATAATAGAATATAATGACTTCTCTTACTCGTGATTCAACTACTGTCCCAGGTCAACAGTGGGCGTGTATTTCTTGTATTGGCCCAGAAGCTCCACAGCGTCATGATAAGTTTGGAATTAAGATTCGTGGATGTTTTGGGACCCAAGAAGAAGCCGCGAAGCATGCTAAGAAGCTCCAGGAAGAAGAGAATACATTTGACATCTATGTGTGTGACATGTATCAGTGGTTGCTCATTCCACCAGATCCCATGGCTATAGATGATGTGTCATACACAAATGACAAGCTTCAAGAGATTATGGATGGATACAAGAAGAATCAACTTGCTGCTGCTCGTCACTTCGAGGAGCGTAAGGCTGATATGATTGCAACTAAGCAAAGTGAATCAATGCCATTCCTCAAGCCAGGTGATGAGCATAGTAAATACTATAACAAGCCAGATGAGGCTCCAGTCAGTCATCCAGCTGAAGTTTTGGAACGCCTCCAAAAGGAAAAGCCAGACGCTCCAATGGAGGAGTTGGTTAAGGAAGCCGATGCGATTGTTTCAGCTGAAATTGAAGAGCGCAAGAAGCAACGCGAAGAAGCGGATAAGAAATGGAAGGAAGAACAGGCCGCCGAAAAGGCTGCCGAAGAAGAACCCAAGGCGGATGAAACTGTATCTGAAGAACCAAAGGAATAAGTATCAGAACAACACGAGGTAAGTATAAAAAAAAATCAAAAAAAATAACTAGTTATTATAAATAATGGACAATTTTGAAACATTACTTATAATAATATTGATATGTGCCGCCTTCTTAATTAAATTTAGTGTGTTATTAAATATTATCACATTAGTTATAGTTGGTGGAATTGCTCTTATGACATACAGAGTTTATACAAAACGGTCTGACAGAGGAGTAACTGCACAAGATGTGGGTAAAGATTTAGTAACTGATCCCTTGGTTGTAGGTAGGGCTTACTTTTCTGAACCAGAAACGGGTCCAATCGGTGACTTCACCGGTAGATCATCCTGGCCTGATAATCAAGGGTTGAGAGCTATTTCTCCCGATGAAGAATCCTAAAACAAGGGCAATAAATAAAGCTAAATAAACAGTCTTGTCAAAAGACGAAAATGCGTCGTTATTCTGATATATTATTGGTTGTTGTTGTTGAATTGGTTGCTGATAATACATCGGTTCTTCGTAATATTGTGGTGGTGGTGGTGGTGGTTCCTCATATCGTGGGTTTTTTGGAATTGGTCCCCTCTCATCGTGTAATATTTCGGGTAAAGGATTTGGTGGAACATATTCTCTCTCATTGTCAATTAATTGAGAAATTGATGTTGTGAATGGTTCTTGTTTATCACCCCTAAACAATACTTTATTATTAAAATCCTTGTCTGAATCGTATTCAATTGGAACACCTATCTCTGTCTCCATTTAATAAGTATCACTTTATCTTTTTAAGCTTAATCGTCGCACTCGTCGTCTGTTTCTTCTTCTGATTCGTATTCCTCATCTTCTTCAGTTTCATAATCCTCTTGTTCGTCATCTGTGCACTCTTCATAATCATCTTCTTCTTCGCCATCTGAATATACTACAAAATCCTTCAAATTACCTTCTTCGTCTGCATCTTCCTCGTCTTCTTCATCATCTTCTTCATCGGAATCATCATCAAATTCATCCTCTGTATCAAAATCTTCTTCACCTGTAAAATCATCTATAATGTCTTCTTCTGGGTCTAATCGTTCAATTGGCTTAGAAATGCGTCCAGAGCGTGTTTTTACAGTTGAAGGGCTCATTATATAGTTATTTAAAGATGTTTTTAAGCCGTTATTTTCTCATTTAAATAAACTGGAATAAAACGGACTCCGCTATTAATTGCAGAGTTTAATAACATCTTTTCAAAGTTATAGCCTAGTTCTTGTATTAAATATGTCATTTCATCGTGAATATCTAAATCCCCGGCTACACCAAAAAGAGAAAGTTCTTCTAAGTATTGTATTGCCTGGTGGAAAAATACCTTTGATTGGTTCACATCTTTTATTGTATGTTTGGCTAAATTGAAATTTGCGAGATACTGTTCATAATAGTCTGGATTAACTCCTGAATATTTATGTATCTTCTTCTGAATTTCTTTTATATGTGAAAAGTCATCTACATCTCTTTTTATCATTTTAATGGCGAAATATACGACAAATGCAATAAGAACTACACTAATCATTACAATAAATGGCTATTTTTTCTTTGCTGGATTAAGCTTATCTACAATTTTAGAGTAAAGGATGTGTCCCCTGGGAGCAAATTTCTTTGATTTACATGGACAAGCACACCTTATTACATCTTTTTCTATGTTGAAAGGAATACAAAAGTCATGTTCTTCGTTTGCTTTTTCACAAAACATTGAAGTTGTTTCAACTGTATAATTCTTACCTTTTTTAAGAACACCTATGACCTCAACATCTTTCTGTCCATACATATTTTTGTTTATATACTGACTTAATAGGTCATTAAGGTCATCTTTTTTAATAACCTGTGTTTTCACTTCTTTCTTTTCAGGAATATCGTCTTCTTTAGTGTATAGCTTTTCAACCAATTTATCTGGGATGACATGCCTTCTTCCTGAAAAATCTTTACAGAAACCTGATCTTCTTCCTCTGCTTGTTTCACAGTCACAAAAACATTTTTGTGTAATTAAATTTTTTGATAAAAAGAACCAAATGTGGTTAGAATTATGTTCTCTACCAAGGTTTTCACAGTAGTGAGATGTAGTAGAAATCAAATAACATTTTTTGTGTTTAAACATTTTTGTAATTCTAGCATTCTGTTGTCCCTCCATGTTTTTACGAATGAAAGTCTCAAGATAGGCTTGAATTTCACTATCTATGACTTCATTCTTTGTTTGGTGTTTTGTAAATCCACCCTCTTTGATAAAGTTGGATTTGGCTCTGGAGAGTGGTTTAATTCTTGCCGGTGCTTCACAGTCTGTCCTCACTGTTGTAAGTTTAAGCATTTCAACTGTGGGTTCTTGTGATACTTCTTGAATCATACTCAAGGGACCATGGATATATTTGTAAATTGGGAGATAGGGGGATTGTGTAACCTTTCCATTATCACACCCTTCGCACCCCGTGCCTCCACAAACATCATGCTTACCCATCTTGTGAGACCAAGGCATTCTAAAACCAGCTCCCGCTGTTTGTTTTTCAAGGTTTCCATAGACAGCGACATCTATGATGTCACTCCAATCCTGACCCCCGTATGCAGTCTTGAGAGTTGAAACAATATGGTCTCGGAGGGATAGAGCTCCTTCTTGATCTACAACAAAACCAAACCAATTAAGATGAATACCCGTCTTGATTAAATTATTTTGAACTTTCTTTGGTTCTGCAACAGAAATAATACAATCTTTTCCACCGAGGGACTTTACTTTATCACAAATAATCTTTGAAATATTTTTGATTTGTTCCAAACCTAATGCTTCTTCATCTTTGAAATCAACATCAACGAAAAAGTTATAAAATGGTGTTTTCTGTTCTACGACATAGATCTTCTCACCATTATTTATACATTCTACACACTTTGTGTAGAAATCATCCAATCTATCAAATGGGATTGATAGGACACCTTTGTCCATTAATACATGTGATAGAGAGCTGGCATTGTTGAATTTATTTTTATAACACCAGTTTCTGAACATGGATACTTATAAAAATATAGATTTAATTTTTTAATCTCGTTGAAATTGAAATATCTTCAAGATCTTCCTCTTCCTCTGGTCCCTTCTTAAGGTCTCTTTTTATCACCAAAAGTTCATAAGCTTTTTTATCTTTGTTTGCTTCAATATATGATTGCGCTGCTTCTTCTGTAAAATCATGTTTATTCAAAAGTATATCTTTAATTTGATTCAAAATAAAACTTTTTGAATGTGATGACATTATTACTTTATACCAAATGTTTTTCTTGAATGAGAAGAAACACATGAATAAAATTTAGGGTTTTTTATAATATTATCAACAATCAAATCCCATCTTTTTCTATTGTTAAATTCTTCAAGGGTGTCCCAACTCAAATAATCATTTTCATCAAATGTTTTTTTAATTGGTAATCTAGCTATTTTCTTTTGATTTGTTTTTATTTTTTCATTATTAAATTTTGATATAATTTCTATTTGTTCATTTCTCTTGTATGAAACAAAAAATACGAAAACATTATATATAAGTTCATCTGCTCCATCTTTTACCGAAAACTTATACTCTGTATATTCGCCGTCTTTTAATGAAACAATTCCCCTTGTTTCTTCTTCTAATTCCCTAAGGGCACATCTTAGGGGATTAGGGATCTCTCTTTTTCTACATCCGCCTGTTACAAATATCCACTCTTTGAAACGGCGGTCCCTAACTGTAAGAAATCGTGGTTTATCACCTGAAAACGATACAGGAATAGCTATAGACTTATATTTCTTCATTGCGAGGTCGCAAGTTATAATAAGCATATTTTTTAATCTTCGTCATTTTCTTCATCATCTTCAATTTCTTCTTCCTCGACTTCAAGATGTCGTGTTTGAGAGGATGGTGGTGCCGCCATTCGCTCTCTTTGAACTTGAACAGGGTATGGAACTCGCATTACTTGGGGTGGAGCATTTTTAAGATCTCTCATCTCCTTAAATAGATAAACAGTTGAAATCACACAAATGGCAATGACAACAAGTGTAATATTATCTCGTGTAAACATTATACTTTTTATTATCATTAGTTTTTTAAGCAACTATCGCACCTAGTTTAGCTTTATATCCCATTTCTTCTGCTGCCTGTGGAACGGCAAATTGGACAGATTGAAAATGTTGGTATTTGTCTTTTGGTGGAGCCACTGGTTTCTCAACAAAGTTTTCAATTCTTTTAGACTTTGGATCATAAGTCAAAACAAAAATAATTCCTAAAAGAATCACGTATTTCCACATTTATTATATAAAAACATTTTTACCATAATTGTTCTGAAGCATGGTAAAATTGTAGTATTTTTTTAAAATTTTTAGTATTTAGTTGGCATACATGAGACCTCCCATACCCTTCTCAATGTGTAATATATTGTAGTTGATCGCGTAAATTTTTTCATCGAAAGTTGAATCAGATGAAATGAAACGAGCAGAATCGAGTCGGGAGAAGTTTAATGAACCGGTTGGTTGGTTTTTAGCTGTATCCAAGCAGAATGTGTAAAGGAATAATTCACTATCCCCTGAAAGTTTATCCTGGATGTGGTAGAATGATGGAACGGTTGAATAGTTTGGATGAGCGAATTTGAAATCAGAAATATCAACACCGTTCACTTGCAATTTCACCTTGTTTCCAGCTGACAAAACATTCACTGAACCATCTGAACCGGAAACATTTGGACAAGAAGCAATGAGCTTCACTGGGTGGTTAAACACAAGCTCTTGGATCTTGGATCCCGAACCAAGGATGCGTTGGACTTGGTAGCACAAGATGTCATGTGGTTTAGAAGCAACCATATTGCGTTCATCGTTGTCCAAATAGATGTAGTTGGCAAAAGCTTCCCAACGGTGGTCTTCGGCACTCGCACCCCACTTGATTCGCATCTCAACGTCGTGGTACTGAAGGGCAACCAATGGAATGCACGCATGGTAGTTCTCACAGTGGAAGAAGCGCAAGGGGTAGAAAGAACTTGATTTACCACGACCGAAATGAATTCCCTTCGCCTTTGAGTGAGAGGAAGCCAAAACATCGGAGGCAATGCGTTCTGTAAAGTAAACATCTTGGGTATCAATAACCTGACCACCCACTAACAATTCGACCTGATCAATTACTGTAGACCAATCCATAACGGCGTTGGCAGTTGTTCCATCTCCGTTGACTGGAGCAAGGTACACATAACTCAACATATCACCTTTCCGTTCAAAACGAATAGATGACATACCTGAATTTTTCACATTACCTTGAATAACCTGCTTCTCAACGCTATGCGCGAAATTTGTGTGACGCTTGTAGGATGACTTAAAAAATGAGACCTCAGGGTTTCCAACCAAATGGACATCCTGGGCACCTACGGCAACAATCTGGGCTGTACCCGCAGACATATTTATACTATTATATGATTTTATTTTTTTTCAAATGTTTAACACATTTCAAAAAAGATATTGTTTATATTTTTTCTAAATTCTAATCTAATTATTATTCTCAAGTTCAATTATTCTAGCCTTGAGTTCCTGGATGGAACTAATCAAGTATGGAATGACTTGGTCGTAATCAATTGTGGAAGCCACATTACCCCAAGCAGAGTAATCATCTGGGGTCTT